GGGCTACCAATCTATTCAATTTAGATAATCCAATAACATGACTATCTTTACCTGGAATATAAGCAACATGAACTACACCCATAATTGTTTGGTGATGATGAGAACACATACTTGTTAATGGAATGCCGCCTTCAAATACCATACCATCATAACCATCACTTGGAAATGTTGTTATTGCAGGTGGAGCTTCATATCGACCAGCCCATAAATCATTTACATATGCTTTTGCAACTCGATATGGAGTTTTATCTGAATTAGGATCTTCTCTCCAATTCACTTTTAGTGCATCTAAAAATTTACCAAATGCAACTTCTGCATCTGCAATCATTGCCATTTTTTCTTCTTCTGTTAAAGGACGGCCTTCTGCTGCACCATTTGCATAACCGGCCTTTACTAGTTCTATATTTATTTTATTCATTTGATATCATTGATATTTCTGATTCTCTTACTAATACGTACTTTTCATTTTCAATTTCAACTTCATTATCTCCTTTAAGTAATCTTCCATGCAGTAAAACCGTATCACCTATTTTACATGCCATTGGAATTCTAAACCCATTCATAGGATTAAATAATCCAGGTCCTACAGATATTACATCTGCATATTGATAATTACTTGAATCTGTAGTTAATATAATACCACTTTTTGTTTTTTCTTGACCTTTATGCTTCTTAAGAAGTACTTGGTCGCCTATTGGACTCATTTTCATAATTTTTTCCTTTTTATTAAACACCACGTTCTGTATTATAAGCTATAATATGATCTCTACCTGTCATATTATAACCATGTTCTGCTACCATTTCAAATACTTTAGGATACATTTCAATTAATGTTTCTCTAGTATCGCCGGCAGGCATAATATAAGTTTTATGTTTAGGAATTCCTAACTCAACTCTATATGCTTCTATTTCTTTCAAATTTTCTTCTGTTCCATCCCAGACTGGTTTGAAATGATAATCTGTATGAAATGCAATCATCTTTTTAATTGCATCTGTATTCTGTCTCAATCTATTATGAACCTTAACCATTCTTTCATCTACAACTTTTCCTGCAGGAGTTAAAGCTCCTACTACTGGAACTGAATTACTAAATTTAGGACTTAATGATAATAATCCAATTGGATAATCTGTTTCAACATAATGACTACCTTCTGTTTCAATCGTAATCAAAATACCTCTTTCATTAGCAAAATGAGTCAATTCATTTACTAATGCAGGATGCATAGTCGGAGAACCTCCAGTTAACATCATTTCTTTTACTTGTGGATTTTCGTCATATATCTTAATAATATCATTAAAACAAAATGTACCTTTTTCTGGATGTATACTAGTATACCAACTATCACACCAACCACCTTCTCCAAAGAAACATCTATGAGTACATCCTGTAGTTCGAACAGCAATTGTAGGCATACCAAATCGACTTCCTTCAGATTGGACACATCTATATACTTCTAATATAGGTAATATCTTATTGTAATCTTCTATTCTTCTATTCACTGTACTCTGCCATATTTTCTTCATGTTCCCAACACTGCACTTTATGTACGCTCACTCTTCCGTTAGTTTCTATTTTAATTTGTTCATTTAAATGTTTATAAACATATTCAGCAAATTTTTCACAACCTACATCATCTAATATTCTTAATTGAATAAGATCAGAATTATGTAATTCTTGAAAATGTTTTAAATATGGGTCATCTTTTGCTACAACCGTAGTATGATCAAACATATGTTTAAACCAATCTTTTATACCATTTCGTTTGAAACAGCCAAAATCTACGACCCAATTTTTATCATCTAATTCTCCTTCAAACCATACTTTAAATCGAAAAGCATAGCCATGAACGTATTTGCAATGCGAATCAGCTCTCCATTGTCTGAAAGCTGTACTATAACCATTAAATTCTTTATAACTTCTATACATATTATCTCTTTTCATTATATGTCCATGCAAACCAATATTTTTTACCATGCAATAAATGTGACGCTAAGCTTTCATATTTGCCGGAAAATTCGGCCATATAATTAATCATCATACCATGGTCTGAAAATAATGTAAAATTATTTGCGTTTTTGTACATTTCGGAAAATGATTTTCCGGAACTTTTTATTGATTTTTGGCCGATATGTTCAAATACCATTGTTCTTAAATATTCTTGATCATACTTTGGTAATGACTTAAAATCGAATGTTAAATCAACTAACTTAAATTTAAAATCTTTCATCTATAACTTGTTTAATTTATAATAAATATATATATTTTTTTCCAAACGCACAAATATTTGTGCCTATTTTTTTCAGAAATTTCCTGGTGCTACTTGCATACATGTTAGGCCAATTTCTCTCCACATATCAACAACTTTTTGTCTATCATCAAACACCATTGCAACATCCTCTTTCCAATCCATTTCATTTAACCACTGTAATTTTAATTTTTCATCTGGCATAAATTTGAAAGGATGTTCTTCTGGACGCAATTTTAATTGGTTCCATGGAACTCCATGTTTATCTAACCAATCAAATGTTACTTGTTTTGTTGATGCACTTCTACCTGAAAAGATTGCAATATTGAATCCGGCGGCTTTAAGAGCTTTACATGTATCTATTACTGGTTGATTTGGTTCATCTAATTCAATTAATCGATCAGCAAAGAATATATCCCAATCCATTTTACCATTAGACTTTGTTGCCATTTTTCTACGTATTTCGATGTCGGCTAACGTGCCATCTAAATCGAATATAACCCAATTGTTTTTCATCATATCTATAACTTTTTATTATATATAAAGATAAGAAAAATATTTCAAATAACCTAATTTTTTGTTAGCTTTTTAATCTATAACTTTTAAGTATGAAAATAAATAAGGCTTGTTTAGATAATGTTCTGTCTGATAATCTATACCTATAGAATCAAGTCCCCAAAATTTAGCTTTATATATTGCTTGTTCATATTCATCTAATCCAACCCATTCTGATTTTGCATCGATAAATTTTTTAGCAGCATGTTCCCAATCTGTTGAATGTATAAACATTTCCAACTTTTCAACAATATCTTTAAATTTATGATAATCTCTAACATCTAACTCAATATGAAATAATTCAACTACTTGCCTTTCATCGATCCAATCAATAGCAAAATCTAAACCATATTTAGGTTTTGTAAAAACTAATTTATTTAATTTTGGATAAATATTTGATTCATTTATTAATTGGTCTAATGCATCTCCTGCAAATCCAAATCTATGTAAGATATGTGCATGATCAATAAAAATATTTGGATGTTCTTCTATTTGTGTAAACCAATGTTGTAAAACTACATCTAACGAATTTTCAGAAACTCTTCTGGCCATTCTATCTTCCGTATGAATAAACACGTCATTAACTTCATGATATGCCTTTTCAATTTTATTTAATTGATAACCTTCTCGATCAAAGAAATCAAGATTCCAATCATTCCATTCTTGAAGTGGCTTTTCTAGTCTCAAGTCTTTGATTATCTTTATATTGTTTGCTTTGAATAACATCTTTGTTCTCCTTTAATTTTGTAAACTCTTTAATATATAATTCTTGTATCCAATCATCCCTTCTCATTCTTTTTCTCTAGTTAAAATTAATCCTTGTTTTGATAATTTTTGTTGCAACTGTTTATATGTTCCAGCTATACCAAATCTTTTAACAATATCCTTTTTATAAGTAAATACTTCATTAAGATCTTTACCTATAACATAATAAGGTCCGTTATATTTAGAATTAATATGACTCATTACACAATTTCACATGCCCCACCTGCGCATGCTAATTCGCCTTTAAGATCTGTTTCGTCTTCTGTTTCTATTATTTCCGATAAATCTATATTTGATAATGTTCCCATCATCCTTTCGTATGTTGGTTCATCTATATCCTCAAATGGAGCTTGAGTATATGTACCACCATCATATGGTAATACAGATAACCCATTGTAATATTGTTTATTATCCCACATCCATTCTCCTGCAGCATCCCATTCATGTTCTCTTAAAGATATTGTAGCTGAAACATTATGAGTATTATTACCCGATCTATGACCTGGCTTAATCCATTCTGTTGCAACTCTTTTAACTCTATCTAACAATTGAAATGGAGATTCTGTTCTCATAATTGCACCTTCTGGCGCTTTTTGTGGAACTGATATTACTGCAGTATCATGTGGTCTAAAATATTCATCTTCAATTAATGACGGGTGATATTCTGATAAATATTTATACATTGATTCGTTTTTACCAACTCTTATTCTTCTAATATAATAATCGTTATGCCATGCATGAATACCTGATGATGTTCCTAATGTCAATGAAGTTGTTCCTGCAGGCTTAACTGTTGTTGTTCTTGCAGATTTATTGATACCTAATATTTCAGCTACTCTTATATTTTCTTCCTTTACAATTTTTGCAGCTTGTTTCATATCATATCCCAATACAGTACCAGAACCAATACCAGTCATTGAAACGCCAATAAGTGCATCCTTCTCTGTTGTTCTTTGCCATACTGGTCTTAAATAATGAAATTCTGTATATCCTGCTTGTAATGTTCCTATAAATGAAGCAACCTTAACTCTTTCATTAAAATCTTCTTGTGATTTAATATTTGAAACATTTACTTCACATAAATTGCAAAATTGAAATGGTCTTAATGCAATTTCACAACATGGATTAGTTCCCCAATCTTTATCATTTGAAAAATATATTCCAGGCTCTCCAGCTCCAGATAATTCAACTCTTTTCCATAAATCCATAAAAAACTCTTTAGTAATTTTATGTCTCATTAATACAGCCGAATTATTTGCTCTACCTCTTTGTGGATTCAATTCCCACCAATTACCTGATTTACATGCAATCATTTCGTCGTCATGAGCACTAAATAAACTAATAAGAGCTGCTCTACGAATACCACCGGCCAAGACTGCGTCTGCAATATGACATACAATATCATGTGTTTCCAATGTTGATAATTTGTCTCCATCTTGTTTTCCTTTTAATATACCTTCTACTTTTACTAAACATTCTTTCAAAGGTTGTGGTCCTGGAGCTTTACCACCTGATGTTACTAACCTTGCTCCTTTTGGTCTAATATCTGAATAATCAAATTTTAATTGAGATCCGCCGGCGAAATAATTTTTCATCAATGCTTTTACTGCATCTGCCCAACCTTCGATTGAATCGGCAATTAAAAATCTTCTTGTTCTATTATAATTTGGTTTTCTAATTTCTGGTAATTCATCTACATGATGTTTTTGTACTGAATATCCAACACCTGTTCCGCCTAATAAAAGAAACATTGTTTCTGAAAAAGCTCTCCAATCATCTATAGGAAGATATGCACAATTATAAATTCTGTTTGGAGATATTTCAATAGGCTTGCCTGCAAACTGCATACTTCTCATCGAAGGTAACACTTTTTTATCATATACTAATTTATATGCATCTTCAATTTCTTTTTTTAATTTAGGATATTGTTTTAAATGCATTCCTTTATTTCTATCTACTAATTCTTCCCAAGTTTCTCTTCGTTCGAGCTCTGGAATATATTTGGCATACTTCATATATACCGTAATATCTGATAATATTTGTGTTGAAATATCCATACGTTTTCCTTTTTCTTTATATTTTAATGTAAAATGTAGCCTTCATTTGGCTACTTAAAACAACTAATTTCTTAAATAAATATACATCAGTTGCACTCTCATGCCTGCTTTAAGTAGCTTTTTCCTAACTTTTATTCAAAACCTTCATTTTGTGTTTCTTGGTATTTCCTGGCTAACATCTGCCTAGCCATTTCATTACCATTATCCATCTGCTTTTGAGTTTCTTTACCTCCTACAGACGTATCTGCATATATATGAAACTGTCCATTACTAGTATTCATCTTACTCGGAAGAGTTATTCCGTCAGGACCAAACCTATTTTTAATAACATGCCATCTACCTGTACCTGCTAACTTGTCTTGAACCTTTCTTGATAATGACAATACAAAATCAGCAACCATCACCTTACCATATGATTCAGAAACTTTACTTGCATCAATAACATCTTCTTCTAATGCTGATCTATTTGCTTGAGATGCTGTCCAAACTGGTATCTCATATTCACCAGCCATTCCTCTCAAATCTTCATATATTCCTTCCAACTCATGTCTTTTTTCTTGGCCATGGCCTCTTAACAAATCTGCATAATCAACTATAATAACATCAGGCTTTTTGTCTTGCATTATACATTTTTCAACATGAGCTCTAATTCCCATTACAGAAACTGACTTGGTTGGATAGTGTTTAATAATTAACTCACCTTTCAATTTGGCTAATTGTTCTTTTATATCTTCTTGATAATGTTTTAGATTTTGATTGGCAATACCTGTTATAACTGAGTCATATCTTAATCCAACATATGCCTCATTCAACTCTAATGTGTAATGTAATACTGTCTTACCTTTCTTAACTGCATCTGCTCCTACATTCATCAATGCCCAAGATTTACCAATACCAGCTGGCGCAACCATTACACCTAATTCACCTTTTCCTAAACCACCATCTGTCAGTTCATTAATAACTTCCCATGGAGTTGCTTGTACATGTCTAACTGCTTCTGTATATCTTTCTTCTATACTAGTCATATAATCATGACCAATATCTTTATCTGCACCTGCTTTTAAAGCATTATCAACTGTTGCTTTTATTTCTTCATATTCACCATTTTTTAATAATTCAACTGATGATAATATAGCTTTTTTGATTTCTTGATTTCTACAGAAATCCATTGCCTGATCTTTAATATATTCTAAATCAGTTGACTCTGTAAATTTCCATGCATCTTTAAGATGTGCTACAATTTGATCTTTAAGTACATCATGATCTACCTTCTCCATCTTCACTTTCATTACTTCCAAAGTAGGAGATGCATTATATTCTTTTTGATACTCTAATATAGTTTCTACAATCCAATTATTTGCTTCAGACTCAAAATATTTAGGACTAAGAATGTCAGATATTTGTTGTAAAAAAGATTTGTCAGTTAGTAATGATGTTATTACTTTAATTTGGAATGCGTATCCGTAACTACTTAATCTATCTTTCATACTTAATTATAATAAATTTTTTTCAGAAATCAAAGAGAAGCGTAAGCATTTAATGAATTGAATGAAGAATTTAACCAAGAATCTAAGTCTTTAATAACAGTATACATTTTATCGGCCATAAACATTTTCTTAAATTCATAAGTGTTTAGTTTATCTATATCACCTTGTACTTTATTAAGAGTTAACATTTTAGCGCCTCCATTAATATCAACTTCTTTCAATTGCATAAGTCTATAATTAAGGTCTAATAACTCTTTATTATTTGAAACTAATTCATGTACTTTATATTTCTTATCTACATTATTTGCATATTCTACTATCTCTTGTACTGATAATTCCCTATCTTCAGTGAACATAGGAAAGTACTTAATTAGGCTTTTAGGACCTACACCCTTAAGGCCTGGAATATTATCGGACTTATCACCGATAAAAGAACGATATAACAAGTAGTTTTTGGAACTAAATCCAAATTCTTCTTGCATCACACTTGGTGTATACATCTTCTTTTTTATAGGACTCCATACTGAAATTCTACTATTTACTAACTGTAAAAAGTCTCTATCTGTAGAACAAATAGTAACTCTATTTTCATCCTTAGTATATATTTCATTTGCAATATAAGCCATTATATCATCTGCTTCTACATTGTCTATTGATAATGTAGTAACAGGTAAACAATTTAGATATTGTATCATTCGACCAAATTGTCGTTTCATACTATCTTGTTCATCTTCTAATGAAGCAAATTCTTGATATCTGTTAAATGCTGTTTTATTTGCTCTATTAGCTTTGTATTCTGGAAATAATTCCTTTCGACGTTTAGACCCACCTTTTCCATCAAATACAATAACACACCTAGTTGGCTTTAAACGACGGATAACGGCGGCAACAGATCTTAAAAAACCTGTTACTCCACCGATATGTTGTCCGTCATCATTTAAAGCAGGAACGGCTGAAAACACTCTAATGAATGTATTCAGTCCGTCAATAACTAAAAGATGGCTGTCCTTAGTTGACCCCGTTCCTTGCTCATGGTCCCTTTCAATTTCACGTAATATGTCTAAATAACGTGCCTTCATTAACCTTCTTCGCTAACAAATTCATCTGTAATTTCGACATCGTCAATTCCAATATCTTCGCCTGGTTTATATTTAAGAATATAGGCTTCACATATCTGTGCATAGATTTCATCTTTCAATCCGTCGATTTCTTCCAATTTCTTTTCAAAATCTTTTGATAAGAATTTTACATCCGTACCATCGGCTCTAGTAAATGTATACCATGCACCTGCTGTTCCTACTAACTTAAACTGCTTCATAACATTAAGCCATCCACCATAGTTATCAATACCTGATTCAAAATAGATATCATAATCGATAGTCTTTAATGGAGGACCCATTCTGTTTTTAACCACTTGGCATCTAGTTTTAATTCCGATAGCCTGATCGACACCGTCCTTTTTAACTTTGATTTGACCAACTGATTTGAGTCGTAACCTTACCGAAGCGTGAAATGGAATTGCCTTACCACCTGAAGTTGTATAAGGGTCACCAAATGCTACACCAAGTCTAGTTCTTAATTGGTTTGTGAATATCAAACAAATCTTTTCACGGCCAATCATATTGGTAAGCTTTCGCATACCTTTTGATAAAATAATAGCTTTACTTGTCGCATAACCATCTTTATCAAATTCTTTAGCCATTTCAATTTTTGTAGAAGCTCCCATAACAGAATCTACTACAATTGTTACCAATCTATCTTTGTTAGATTTTCTAACCGATTCAACTATACTTTCGATAGCTTCGAAAATGTCTTCGATTGTTTCGAGTGGAACATATAACATCTTTTCAAGATCAAGTCCAATTGCCTCTAAAAACTCTCTACTTACTGCATTTTCGGTATCTATATAAACAGCTAATCCGCCTTCTTTTTGACAATTTGCCAAAGCATGTGCTGCTAGTAATGATTTTCCTGATGCTTCTAATCCTGTAATTTCAGTAATTCTACCGACAGGAAAACCACCTTCCTTACGATTTGAAATTGCAAGATCAAGCATCGATGAACCACTTCCTACCCAACCTCGAACTTCACTTGGAGCCTTAGTATCACCATCCAAGAAGAATGCCGTTTGGTATCCTGTATTCTTGAATTTCTTATTAAGACTATCTGCTAATTCGACTGCTAAGGAGTCCGCTAGTTCACTTTTTGTTTTTGATTTTGCCATAAATGTAACCCTAATTAATCGTTAAATAACTCATCGAAAGCTGCTCCAACATCATCAACTTTATTGACGCCGGCTGGTGCTGCTTCTTTCTTTGGTGCTTCTGCAGCTGCTGGTCTTGCATCTGTTGAAGAACCTGTGTCACTATCTGGATTCAGCCATTCTTCCAATGCAGCTTTCAAATCATCATATGAAGGCTCTTTGAAGATATCATCTAAATTAGATTGGTTGTTTGCAGCTTGTTCTGCAACATTTTTATCTTCTGTCATCGGAGTAACATTTGGCTTTACTCTAATAGTTGTTTTTGGAAACGCTCCTGCTTCTGCTGGAGTGAACTCAACTAAAATATCTCTTCCACCCATTGGATCTGAAATATCACCGTAATCTGGATCTGAAATAATACCTAACAATTCAGTATATACTTGTTTTCCGAATCCCCAAAATTTAACACCTTCTGATTCTTGACCTCTTACAAGGATAGGAACATATGTTCTCATTTTAGGTTCCATTTTCTTACCTAACTTCCACTCATCTGAATTACCCGATGCTTTAAGTTTTTCACAAAACTCAACAACTGGATCTGGTTTTCCGTTTGTAATTGGTGAAAGGTAATTTTTTTTACCTAAATCATAATGAAAATAAAGTTCTCTGAAAGGATTACTTCTGTCGTGCTGATAAGGCACAATTCTTACAATTTGTTTACCTGGTTCAGGTCTCCATAAATTGTTTCGGCGGTTGCCGGTCGTTTGTAGTTGATTAAGTTTTGCCTTAATCGCGTTTAAATCAATTGCCATTTTTTTCTCCTATTTTTTAATGGTTAATAATTATTTATTAATATAACAACTTTATTTCATATTTCCTAAGCATTATTGAAAAAAGTTGCAT